CGCTTGATAGCACGCACAATCTGTCTATTCCTTCTATCCTCCTGTTTCAGTTTGTAGGATTTTCTTTTCCTAGTGAAACACGCCCTATGTTTAATCCGGTTGTTCATGGTTTACTACCTCCCGGATTATTTTGCGGTGAATTGTGCTCGCATTGACTTTACACCTTCAAGACTGAACAGCACGTTTCCACAATGCGCAGCATTGCGCTGCGATATATCAGTGTCGGTGCTTAGTGCTTTAGTCCGCATTATTTCCAGGCTCACCATAGCATTCTTAATCTGTTGATCGACTATTTTCCAGGTATGGTTTCCAGGGGTCACAGTGCTAGTACCACTTCTGCCTGTACGTGGCTTATTAAACCCCGCCGCTTTCGCTGTCTTGAACAGTGCGGGTATTCCTTCTTTCTCCGCACGTGCTGTTGCTGGCTTGGTCTGTTGAATACCTTGCCAATATTTGCAATGCCGCTTGATAAACATCAGACAGTGCCGAAATTCCATTGTGTCTTTGATCTTAGACTCACCATGGCTAACCCGTAGGGTTTCAATATAGGCGTGCGTGCGCGTCCACTGCTTCTTTAATGCGGCCTCGGTTGTTTCGGCGTGTTTGGAATCAAAAACATGTTTGTATCCTTTTTCGGGACAATCCTTAGTACCCTCATACCATGTGTTCCATGTGGCATTGGGTCTGCCTTCCATTAATGGCAGTAGCCATAATCCATAGGCGTCAATTGCCACGCCTAATGCGGCTGTAGATTTAACGATGTCCGCAGTACTAGCGTCGATGTCCAGGTTACTCTTTACATAAACATCGAAAAACGCAGCTGTTTTTGTTACCACTGTTTTACTAATGCTTAACGGTTGTGGCGCTGGCTTGGTTACTTTGGTTTTCGCTTTGGTCTTTGGTTGTTGCTTTGGCATAACAGTTTCCTTTTTGTTACGTAACTATAGTTACGTAGCGAGAGATGCCGCATTAGCTATAGCGTAACACTTGGCACCTATTGAACTACAAGGTGCCACATCTAATAGCTTAGGCGGCGAGAGTATGGGTTAGCGGATTAATGTACAGCTGTAAATCGCTTCCCCATTCTTTAATTCTATACTAATTACAAGAACTTGCAGCGAATTGTGGTACGGGGTGGGGGAGCAGCCTTCCTGTAGAATAGGGTGGTGGCTCCATATACATAGTAATATGCTCACTACACCACACAATTTTACAAACTCAAGTAATAAATCCTAATAAAATCAACAACTTACCCCCACCCCCTTCTTTTTATACCCGTCCAGTTCGCACCCCACCCCCTATTGTTACAAAAGTACCCCCCTTTGGAGTCCCATACCTCCTCTTGGATAGGGGGGGTATACCTGTGTTACACTCCCCGAAACCGGTATTGGATACCTGCGACATGTCTGTGGTACAGATTGAACCTACCAAGGATCATCTTATTCCTTATGATCTGACCGAGGAAAAACCAGCTACCCTCTTGGAAGAGATGGCGGTAGCGGGAAACACGGCAGAACTACAGGAAGCACTAGGTGCAACCTTGGATGTCTCCGAAGGGGACATAGAGCGAGAGAAAGAATTACTCCGCGCAGTTGCGGGGGCGAAAAAATCATCAAACCTTACTAATCAGACCACGGCATTCGCTGCGGCTGCGTTTCTACGGACTTACGGTGCCCAGCTTGCTATGGATGCGGTACAGACTAGGGCGGCGATAACCAACAAACTTATGGAACTTGCCGATTGCGGCAACCCCGGACATGAGCTAAGAGCTTTGGAACTGCTGGGTAAACACAGCGATATCGGCATTTTCACTGAACGTAGCGAGATTACTATTAACTACAAGAGTCCAGAGGCGCTGGAAAAAGCCATCAAGGAAAGGGTTAAGAACCTCCTTAACGCTACTATAATAGATGTATCCCCGTTAAATGAAGACACGTCTGAAGAAGATTTGGACATAGCGTTAGGGGTGTTGAGTTATGAATAGCACGGCACCTTCTTCTTTCGATAACATTTCTCTTAAGGACATCCCGACTATCTTACCTCTGCTTTCGCAGGGGGAACAGGAGAAACTGTTAGCAGAACTCGAACATTTAGCGAGGCTTAAGAAGCAAAAAAAGGCCCAAACAAAGTTTTTAGACTTTGTGGAGCAGATGTGGCCTACGTTTATCAAGGGAAAACACCATGCAAGGATGGCTGAAGCCTTTGAACGAGTGGTGAGGGGTGAATGTAAACGGCTTATTGTCAATATGCCCCCTCGTCATACCAAGTCTGAATTCGCCAGTTATCTGCTTCCAGCGTGGTTTTTGGGTCAATATCCGCACAAAAAGGTGATTCAGACCTCCCATACGGCAGAATTAGCGGTAGGTTTTGGTCGAAAAGTGCGTAATTTAGTGGATCAGGATGGGTATAAGGCCATTTTTCCTAATTTACACCTGTCAGTAGACAGTAAAGCGGCAGGAAGATGGAACACCAGCCGGGGAGGAGACTATTTTGCGATAGGTGTAGGTGGTGCGGTGACTGGTAAAGGTGCGGATTTGCTCATTATTGACGATCCACACTCGGAACAGGAGGCAGCATTAGCTGAAAGTCACCCCGATATTTACGATAAGACCTACGAATGGTACACATCCGGCCCCCGGCAGCGACTTCAGCCGGGAGCAGCCATCGTTATCGTGATGACACGGTGGAGTATGCGTGATTTGACGGCGAAAGTGCTTAAATCTGCCGCCCAAAGGGGGGGAGATGAGTGGGAAGTCATTGAATTTCCGGCGATTATGCCCAGTGGTGTCCCTGTTTGGCCGGAATTTTGGTCAAAAACAGAGTTAGATGCGCTAAAAGAGGAGTTACCCAACTCAAAGTGGATGGCGCAGTACCAGCAGAACCCCACATCCGAGTCTTCAGCCATTGTGAAGCGTGAATGGTGGAAAACATGGGAGGAGGAAGACCCACCAGACTGCGAATTTACGCTAATGGCGTGGGATACGGCGTTTGAGAAGACAAAAAGGGCGGATTATTCGGCTTGTACCACATGGGGGGTGTTTTATCACCTTGATGAGAACGGGGTAGAGCAAGCTAACATCATGCTGTTGAACGCATTCCGTGAAAGGATGGAATTTCCCAAGTTAAAACGTATAGCTATAGAACAATACGATAAATGGCAACCGGATACACTGATTGTGGAGAAAAAAGCGTCTGGATCGCCTCTAATATACGAACTTAGGGCGATGGGCATCCCGGTGCAGGAGTTCACTCCGACACGGGGTAATGACAAAATAACCAGACTTAACGCTGTATCTGATTTGTTTGCCTCTGGTATGGTATGGGCACCCCCTAGACACTGGGCTGAAGAAGTTATAGATGAGGTTGCAGCATTTCCGGCGGGAGAACATGATGACTACGTAGACTCGGTATCTTTGGCAATGATGAGATACCGCAGGGGCGGGTTTATAAGATTGCCTTCGGATGAAGCAGATGAGATTCAATACTTCAAGCAACGTAGAGGCGAATACTACTAATGGCTATTGAAAGAAGTTTATATACAACCCCTGAAGGAATAGGGGGTGGAGAAGAGCCAGAATTAAAGATTGGCATTGTTAATCCTGAAATGGTCACAATGGATGATGGCACTGTTGAAGTAACACTTGTTCCTGAAGAAGGTATGGAAGAAACCGCAGGAGCGCCGTTTGACGCTAATCTGGCTGAATATCTTGAAGATAGTGAACTTACTGAAATTTCTTCGGAGCTTAGAGGGCATTTTGAAACAGACGTTAGCAGCCGTAAGGATTGGGCTGAAACCTTCGTCAAAGGGATGGATGTACTGGGGTTTAAGTATGAAGAACGTACTGAACCGTGGGAAAATGCCTGTGGTGTATATTCTAACGTATTAGCAGAAGCTGCTATTCGTTTCCAAGCAGAAGCGATGAGTGAGACTTTCCCTGCTGCTGGCCCTGTCAAGACCAAGATTTTAGGAGAGATAACCCAAGAGAAGGAGGATGCTGCCCTCCGTGTTCGTACTGACATGAACTATGAGCTTACTGATGTCATGGTTGAGTACAGGCCAGAACATGAACGGTTACTTTATAGTCTTGGTTTGGCGGGGTCAGCGTTTAAAAAGGTGTATTTCGACCCCAGTCTTGGCAGACAAGTTGCTATTTACATACCCGCTGAAGACGTTGTTGTACCTTATGGGGCGTCTAATCTGGAAACAGCAGAACGTGTTACGCATGTCATGCGTAAGACAA